ACTTCCGCTGATTACTGTGGAAGGTTTGGTTAAAGCACTGGAAGCTGGCGGCAAACAACTTGACCTAGTTCTGGAAGCTGTGCGTGACGTGCAAATTAACCGCGCCCGGGAACTGGTTAATGAGAAAGAAGATATCTCTGCTGATAACTTCCCGTATGCTCAACTTAGTTGGGAAGCTATTTCGAATCTGCCGAAAGCAGAACGTCGCGGCGGTGGTATTCCGAAAGAACAGTGGGAAGATTTTGCCAAGGATTATGTTGCAATTATGCCCGGCGTTACTGGTAAGAAGCCGGAACAAATTGCGAATGCTTCTAAAATTCTGCTCAATAAGTTCCAGCAAGTTAAAACCAATAAGCCGGTTCTGGCTCTGCTTAAAGAACAGCTTGGTATCTATGCGAATAGTTCGCCGAATGCAGAACAGTACAGCGATTGCATTAGTTTCTTGGTTGAGAAAGCTGATACTTTCCTCTCGATGGACGATGCACAACTGCTGGCGAATCTGTAGTATTTAGCAGGCTTAGTAATCTGAAACCTTGCAGCCCCTCATTAAGTATACGTTGTTTTGGGGCTGCAATCTTGAGACTACTAGGTATGGCTCTGTGTTGTTAGTAAGGTCGGAAGTACCCCACAGTAGCTACTGCTTCTGTAATGCCTATGCTACCATCCAAGTATCTGGTAGTATCTTCAGTACCCTGCGCAGGTAGTTAGATACGCCAGTGCAATTTCTGGCGCCGCCGGTATAGTCCTACTCGTTTAAGGGCCGGCACAAAAAGTATCTAGCCGTTTGCACACACTAGGAACATTCCCGAAAGGGGCCTAGCTAGTTTAAGTGTGCATCCGAGTATATACTTAGTATCACTAGCAAATAACTGGAGCATCTGCTGTGTCAATTCATTCCCGCTATGAAATAATCTGGCGGCAACTCAAACAAAACACTGACCACAAAGTAACTCTGGCTGCTCCAGCCGAGGCACACTTTCGCTTACGGAGAGCAGTAATTAAACGTAAAGACATTGATCTTGGATTTAAAGTTATGATGGCTGAGAAACATCTGCGGCCCTGTCTTAGATTTAAATCCAAGGGCAATTTCTTGGTAGTTGAATTACACTTCCCATTAGCGTGGAATTTTCTTTAGAGAAAGGAATACACCATGGCACAACCTAATACTTACACCTCAATCTCAGGTAAAATAATTAAAGAGACTGATGCAGCAATCCTATTCAAGCACTCTGGTATTTCGTATTGGTTTCCTCTCTCCCAAATCTGTGAGATTCACCGCGAAGTTGGCGAGACTGATGAAGAGCGGGATCAAATTAAAGTAGCTGATTGGCTGCTAGTTAAAAGGGGGATTTCACTATGAGCACCTTAGATCGAATGCACATTGATGAATTGGAAGAAGAGCTTGCGGCCTTTGAATTGTTTGGTTACTGCGACGAGCGTGACTACAGCTTTAGTCTTCCGGGTTTCTATCTTAATGAAGCTGATTTAATCCTAAAAGGAATTATCTTTCCTATATATAGAAAGAAAGCAAAGCCATGAATATCTCTGAACAACTATCCGAGAAGATTCTTTCTCTCGAATCCGCCTTACTCTCCCAGCATCCACAACTCCCAATTCTTCTGAGAGAAATCTGGCAAACACTTAAAGTTAATCCAGATTGTGTTACTCTCTTAGATGATTCACAAGTAGGAGTTATTGCGAATGGTTTAAAGAAGCAGACAGCGGTAGAAATAGCTACTGTTGCGCTAAAGAGTTCAAAGACTAAGAGTATTAAGTCGATGGGATTGGCGGATTTGTAACGGGAAAGGCATTGTATGCAACACTCAGGACAACTAACAAGGTTGCAGCAATTACTATTAAAAGAACTGCGACCAGATCAAGGGTACTCACAGATTAATGAACGTGTTCCGGACTTTCCTGCTTCGCATCCTCTAAGTGGCCCTGAATATACTACTGTGTATTCGGGCTTTTTCTTAGACGGAATTCTCACAGTTGCAATTGATCCTGCTCACGAGTTCGAGTTTCATTTTGTTATTGAGCTAATAGATTCTAATTGCGGCGGAACAGTAAGAATTACGAGAGAGAAAGCAGAGTTGCTATTAGCGGAGTCTGGTGGCGAAGGTCTAGTCTCTGAGCTACTTCCAGCTATTGAAAATTTCTATACTAAACTCTTAGTTAAAGAGGCACAGAATGAAATCAGGCACTGAGTTTACTGGAGATACTATTCTAAATGAACTCTACATTAATCCCTACCTCTACTCCGTTGAGCAATTTCTTAGAGCAGAAGATACGGAACAATTTATAGTAACTATCGGCAGCCCGAGTTTAACTTATCGGGCTTATTCAGTTCCTTCTCAGGTGAGACAGAGAGACAATCAAATGGCACTTAATTCTCTCTCCCTGAGGGAAGCAGAACTTTACTATCCACACTTATTTGAATATATATGAGTCTCGATCTTTCCTCTGTACTTACCACTATCCGCCAGCGTCAAGTAAGTATTACTTCTGAGGCAAGTAATTCACAGTATGAAACGATTAGACTTGCAATTAGAGTTTCTCTGGCTCACCCAAAAGTAACTAATCCGGGTGACTGGCTTTGTAACTTAGAGCTTACAGCGGAGTTACCTCAGTTATCACAAGCTCTTCTTACAGATATCAAACTAAGCTATTCCCAGTATTATCTAGTCTCCGAAGTGGCGTTTCAGTGTTATCGCTACCTCCGCTTTGGTGCTACATTAAAAGATACTAGGCCAAACATAGAGCAGAAACAAATACTATTACTTACTATATTAGAGGCAGCAAACTTATGGAAACAAGATCAGGTATAGATAAGCGAATACAAAATCTCTCGTACTCTGGACTACTAAATCTACATTCTTGTCCTCGTCGATTCCAACTAGAGAAACTATCTGGCCGAGTAGATTCTGAGGATATAGATTCTGGAATAACATTCGCATTTGGCCATGCTGTAGGATTAGGTATTCAATATGTATTTGAAGGCCGCTCGGAACAGGAAATCTATTTCGCTTTATTCTGCCAGTGGGATCAGGATATATTTGCATTCAATCCTAAGCAAAACAAATCACTGTGGCTAGCAATTGGAGCCATCCAATCATTCATAGCTATGAGGTCTTGTGGCTTTCTCTCAGATTGGGAACTTGTATATGTTGATGGAAAACCTGCTACTGAGCTTAGCTTTCGTATCTCTCTGCCTGATGGCTTTAAATATCGGGGCTTTGTTGACGGTGTATTACGTAACAAAGTCACTGGAAAGATTATGGTTCTTGAATGTAAGACAAGCTCTAGCACTAACTTACATCCAGCAATGTATAAAAACAGCGCTCAAGCTGTCGGCTATAGTGTGGTTCTTGACAATCTGTTTCCTGATCTTAGCAGTTATGAAGTTCTCTATCTGATATATCTGACTAAAGGTATGACTTACGAGCAGTACAGTTTTAGTAAGTCTTATTTGCAAAGAGCATTATGGATTCAAGAGTTACTGCTGGATATTGAGACTATAAAATTATATGAGAGTTCGGGGGTGTATCCAATGCACGGAGAGTCCTGCTATAGTTATTTCCGTGAGTGTGAATACTTCCAAAATTGCACACTGAGTACTAAGTATCTGGAGAAACCACTGAGTGAGTCAGAAGAAATTAGTTACGAGGAAAAAGAAAAGGTTGGAGCTTACCAGATTGAGGTAAGTATTAATGACTTGATTGAATCACAACTTAAACGAGGAGAACTATTATGAACTTTATTGTTGAAGCAGATTGGATTACTAAAGCTGGATTGCGTGCTGTAGTTATTGTTGGCTTGCATCCGGAAGGAACTCATCGCGCCAGATGTGGTTATGTTGGAGTCCCAAAAGAGTCTAGTTTCTATGGCAAGGACTACAACGAGCAACTAGACTGTATATCTCAGGATTCTGCTAATACTTCTACACTTGGAGATAAGTCACCTATACTTGCATTTACTGCTGCTTGTGGCTCCGATGAAGAATTCGAATCTATTCGCCGTTCACTGGATATAGTTATTAACTGTCACGGTGGACTTACTTACGCTGGAGGAAATGGTAAGTATCCTGTAGAGTCTGACCTACATTGGTTTGGGTTTGATTGTTCTCATTACGACGATGCTTACATTGAACGCTCGGAGTTTGATAAGCAATACGGATTTGCTAACGAAGGTACAGTTAGAACTCTGGAGTATTGCCAAGAACAGTGTGAAAGTATTGCCGATCAACTGCTGCAATTAGAACTAGGAATTAAGTCATGAAACTCACAGATAAGAAGCTATCACGTACTCACCGAGTTTCTGATGTAATCCTTGATCCTTGTGTTGAATATCTACGTGTGTTTTGTTATATGTCTGGCAGTGGTTACGCTCAACTAAGTCACGAAGGTAAAGATGTATATCTCCATCGACTACTTATGAATGCAGGTAAAGGACAAGTAGTCGATCACATCAATGGTAATACTTTGGATAATAGATTCTGTAACTTGCGTATTGGTACACAGTATGATAACATGCACAATGTCGGATTACGTAAAGATAATTCTTCTGGTTACAAAGGAGTAAGGCAACACGAAGGTGGACTTTGGCAAGCTAAGTTTACTTTCAAAGGAAAGCGAATCTATTGTGGTTCTTATCTAACTGCTAGAGAAGCCGCGATAGCCTATAACAACGAAGCCGTAAAGCATCTTGGTGCTAAGGCTATACTGAACGAGGTATAAATATGAAGCTTACGGATAAGAAGTTAAGTAGGACACATCGTGTGTTGGTTTACGGAGAACCGAAGTCAGGTAAAACTGAACTTGCCGCCAGACTCGCAGAGAAATTCAATGTACTACTGTTCGACTTGGAGAATGGCTATGAGACACTACTTAAATTGCCGAAGGATTGGCAAGAACGTGTGGAGATTATCAGCATTCCAGATACTAAAGTATTCCCGATCGCAATCGAAACTATGCTTAAAGTCGTTACGGGGGCAAAGGTTGATATATGTGACGAACACGGGAAAGTTAGTTGTGCTTTATGTAGGAAAGACGGACAGACGTTTTCGACTGTTGAACTTAACGCGCTATCGGAAGATACAATTGTTATTATTGACAGCCTTACCCAACTATCTAATTCAGCTATGAATCATTTAACAAGGAACGAAAGTGATATATATAGGCCGGAGTGGACTGACTATCGTAATCAAGGACAGTTGCTGGATAAGTTTCTTTCTCAGGTCCAACAAGCGAAGTATAATATTGTATGTATCACCCACGTGGTGGAAACAGAACTCGAAGATGGAAAGAAGAAACTCGTTCCTGTCTGTGGCACTACAGCGTTCTCACGAAATACCGCGAAGTATTTCGATCACGTGGTTTACTGCCAAGTTAGTAATAAAAAGCATAACTTTGCCAGTGCTACCACTTATGCTAATAATGTTCTTACTGGTAGCCGCACTGATGTGGCACTAGAAGAGAATAAAGTACCGACTCTATTGGATATATTTGCAGAGAAAAATACCGCAGGTGCAGCACAGGCAGTAGCTCCAATAGTAGCAGACAAAACTGTACCAGCAGTAGCAGCAACCAGTAATTTACTTGAACGTCTTAAACAACAGAGAGAAGGAGCAGCGAAATGAAACTAATCTATACTTTCGTAGTAGAGATTGATGTACATAGTCTCGAAGATTGGAAAGATACTGATGTAGAAGGTGACGTACCTATTACCACAATTCAGCAGGCAGCAGAGTATGATAAAGCCGCACTGGAATCTGGAGCACTTGATCCGATTGATGTATTGTGCGGCGCCGATTCTTATATAGTTACCGTACAAGGAGTAGAGTAAAATGAGAGCTAAGCCAGCAGCCCCGGTAGTTCCTGAAGTGCAGAATGTCCAAGCAGTACTAGCTGAGCGAGGTTCTCGTTACGGCAAATTTTCTAAACATGCTGAGATTACTCAGACTCTTAAGCGTGTAATGAGAGAGACTCCTAACTGGACTCTGTTATCTTCAGCCCAGAAAGAATCTCTGGAAATGATAGCGCACAAGATTGGTCGAATATTAAATGGTGATCCTAACTATTCTGATTCTTGGGTTGATATTGCAGGATATTCCAAGCTTGTTGCTGATCTGTGCGAAGGGGTTGACAACTGACCCCGGCTTACGCTACACTTGTATCTCATTACCTGAGCAGTGTCGGGGGCAATACTAATACTGCAATTCATTTCATTCATTCTTATTAATATCTACTAAAGGAAATATATCATGTCTGATGCAAACATTGACTCCCTGTTGGCTATGTCCCTTGACGATCTGCCGGATTTGCCTGAGTTTAAAGTATATCCTGCTGGTGCCCACCGAGTTACAATGAAGTTTGAGAAGAAACAAATTGGTACTCACCCGGCAGTTGAAGCTAAGTTCACGATGATTGCAACTGAAGAACTTACTGATCCGGCTAAAGACCAGCCAGTTGATGCAGGCACCGAGAGTTCAGTTGCTTACATGCTGGATAATGAGTTTGGTCTGGGCAATCTGAAGGACTTGCTTAAGCCGCTTGCAGAGCATTTTGGTATTGTGACTAACGAAAAGGGTGCAACTCTTGCAGTTATCGCAGCTACCAACGAAGCGAATCTGGAAGTAGTCATTGTAACTAAGACTCGCCAGAACAAAGAAAAGACTCAGACGTATCTGGAAATTACGCAACTTATTGTTGTTTGAGAGAAGTAACCAGCAGTAAGTAGTAAATTATAAAGCCTCAGGTATTGCAGTAATGTGGTACTTGGGGCTTTATGCTTTAAGATACTTATAAGATAACGGAGAACTATAAAATGGTAGAATATTGTGTATCGCAAATGCTTAATGCGCTTGCATCTACTGAGATTCCTAATGAATGGGAAAGAGAGTTTGTAGAAAAGACTCAATATAAAAAGAAAGGTACATTCTCTATTTCGCAGTATAATCGAGTATTAATTCTGTATAATAAATACATAGGCGTACCATCTGGAGATATGCAAGTATCCCGCGACTACAACTATGGAGATAGTAATGTCAGCTAAACTTCTATTCCTAGGTACTCCAGAAGATCAGCCTTATTTGCCTAGACTCAAGCGGCTCTGTAATACTAGCTCCGTTATGGCAGCCTTAACTCCCATTAGTACTTGGTATGAAGTCAAAGCTTTCTGCACCAAGTCTAATATCTCTGGAGTCCTGTCTGACTCAGTTAAGCTTTTAAAAATCTTAACTCAAGATGACTCAGCTAAAATAGATGAATATGCAGGGTCTTATTTCCGCCGTGATAATATCGAAGTTGTATTCATTGATCCTCTGCCCCAATTAGTTTCACTTCCTTACGGGGAATTTGTAGCTCGCAGATATATCTCTAAACTTACTGATCCAGATACTTGGAATCGCTATCCTGCATTCTCTTACACTGTAGGTACCCCTGATAAAATCGAAGGAATCTATCATGACTTTAAAAGCGCGTCGCTTATTGCTGTGGACATCGAGACTGTCAAACTTAACCTCGCTATTACGAGTATTGCTTATACTGCTGTGTTTCTTGATGGCAGTGGCATCGGTGGCGCACCTAGACTTTCCAGCTTTGTTCTGGAAATGGACTCCGAGTATTCACTAGCATGGATGCGCAAGTTTAATTCTCTCCCAAATCGTAAGGTATTTCAGAATGGAAAGTACGACAATAGCTATTTGTTGCGATACAATGCAGCCGTGGAAAACTGGTTCTTTGATACAGCGACAGCTTTCCATTCTTGGTATACAGAGTTACCTAAAGACCTCGCAATGTTATCCAGCTTTTTCCATAGGGAAGGACGCTATTGGAAACAAATGTCGAGCGGAAACAGTGCAGAGCGCCTTGAGTATAACTGCCGAGATACATTCGCTACTGCAATCGTTGCGTGCGAGTGGTTGTTACAAGCGCCGGTTTGGGCAGTTACAAATTACAGGCAAGAGTTTCCGGTTAACTTTCCTTGCATCTTAGCGGAAATGACAGGAATAAAGAGAGACATGGAAATGTTTGGAATTGCTCGTGCCCAGATAGAAGATTTAATAAAAGTTAAATCAGACAGACTAGATACAATGCTTGGAGTTAAAGGATTCAATGTTAACTCTAATCCACAGATGAAACAACTAATGACAGTACTTGGCTGTGGAGATATTGCAGCAGATAGCTGTGATGAAAAAGGGCTTAACAAAGCAGCATTCCGGCATCCTCTAATTGCACACATCACTGAACTAATTGTAGGTTTGCCTACTGCTCAGTACGCAGAAGAGTTTGGTATTAGAGGATTAAGAAAACTTAAATCTACTTATCTTCGCACTGATGAAGATATAAAGAAGAAAGGCGATAGAGGATACAAAGAATTAAATGGACGAATACTCTGGTCACTTAACCCTCACGGTACTGATACAGGGAGACTTGCCTCAAAGGAACATCATTTTTGGTGTGGCTTACAGGGGCAAAATATTCCGAGAGGGGTTGAAGTTAAGCAAACTCTCGTTGCAGATGCTGGATTTAGAATTGCAGAAGTCGATTTG